GTGACTGACTGACTGACTGGACTTTCCCGCCCCACCCGGACACTATCCCCAGATGGCTGCTTTCCTGACCCCTGCAAGCGTCCGTGTCCCGTCCCAGGGTGACTTTCACGAGTACACCCCGCTGGTAGAGGTCTTCGAGGAGCAGGCGAGTCACGTCACCTTACAAAACAACATCAACGCCTTCCTGGCCGGGCTCCCCGCCGCTGCCGGCACCCAGATACCGATCGTTCTCAGCGTCCAGTTCGACACAACCGTAAAGGGCGCCGCAGTCATGTACTCCGCACTGGTGTGGTACGCCTTCGTCGGCCCCGGAGGGGCGCCTTGACGCATGGTCGCCGCCGCCGCCGGTCAGCATTTCATCGACTCATTCGCGCCGCCGGCTCCGACTCGCCCTCCGACCGCTGGCGACACCAGTCAACTAGCGCTGGACTACGTCCCTCGCATTCAGTTCGTCCCCTTGCATCAGCGCGACAAGCGCTGGGCGTGCATCGTTGCTCATAGGCGCGCCGGCAAGACCGTTGCCTGTATAAACGAGCTGATCATAAGAGCGCTGTACACCAAAAAAGAAAATTATAGATCCGCTTACATTGCCCCGTTCTATTCACAGGCCAAGCAGGTTGCCTGGACGTATCTAAAACAGTTCGCCAGACCGTTTATCCAATCTTCAAAAGACATCCGAGAATCAGAACTGTCAGTCACGCTAGTAAACGGCGCGCAGATCAGGCTGTACGGCGCGGACAATCCAGATGCTCTCAGAGGCATCTACCTGGATGGCGTCGTCCTGGATGAATTCGGCGACTGCCGGCCCTCACTATGGGCTGAGGTTATCCTTCCCACCCTCAGTGACCGCAAAGGCTGGGCCATCTTCATCGGCACGCCGAAGGGCAAGAATCACTTCCACGACATCTACCAGCGCTCAATCACCGAGGATCATTGGCTGTCGATCACTCTCAAGGCCAGCCAAACAGGCATCGTCGATGCGGCAGAGTTGGCCGAAATGACATCCCAAATGGGCGAGGCGCAGATCCAGCAAGAACTGGAATGTGACTTCGCCGCTGCTGTCCTGGGCACCTACTACGCCAGCATGATCCAGAAGCTAGAGCAGGAGCAGAGGATCCGGCCCGACTACCCCCTTCACGACCCCGAGCACAAGGTCCACGTCTCCGCCGACCTGGGCTACAAAGACTCCACCGCGCTGTGGTTCTGGCAACACGCTCCGGACGGTATCGCGATCATTGACTACGAAGAGCACCACACCCAGCCCTTGAATTTCTACTTCGATCTCCTGGACGACAAGCCTTACGACTACGACAAGATTTGGCTCCCCCATGACGCTCGCGCCAAGACCTTGCAGACCGGACGGTCCACGGTCGAGCAGTTTCTCGACCCACCCCCTCCTAGAAAACGATATCCGGTCGCCATTGCCCCGCACCTCAAGGTCCAGCAAGGCATTGACGCCGTTCGGCTGGTGCTGCCGTGGTGTCACATCAACCAGACCACCTGCTACGCCGGCATCGAGGCTCTCAGAGGCTACCGGCGGCGCTACGACGAGCTGACCAAGGCGTTTTCCAACGTCCCACTGCACAACTGGGCCTCCGACGGCGCCGACAGCTTCCGCTATGCCGCCTTGGTGGTCCGAGAGCGCCTACCCCAGGGCGAGCCCCAGCTAACGCCTGAAAAGCGCTTAGAATCGATCCTCAAGCCTCCTGAGTACCGTTTGGACGAGCTTTTCGCCGACCGTGAGAGCAGAAACGGCCGGCACGGGTATCAGAGAGCCCATGTGAGCTGAATTTCCGCCTTGCGCCCGCCCCTGGCAGGATCTAGTATTCAGGGGCGTTCGCAAGCGCGTCGTGGCGCCATGAGTTGCCTGAGCCGTGCTAGCGGACCAACAGTGTGTCCGGCGGGAGGCAGCCCCTCCCGCCGGCACCATCAGGAACCGCACGCTATGGCGATCACCTACACGGACAACAGCCAAGCATCTGGCAACGCCGTCATCGAGTCTCGAAAAGACTACGAGGGCATGCCGGGCGGCAAGTGGAAATACTGGCTGGACGAGATCAAGGGCTCCCGCAAGATGCTGAAACGCTGGCATCGGCAGGCGGACCGAATCAATCAGCGCTACCTCGACCAGCGCGTCAGCGAGGCCAGCTCGACCACCATTGACCGCGACTCCCCGTCTGCCGGTTTCAAGCTCAACCTATTTCATTCCAGCGTCGTCACCATGATGTCGCTGCTCTATGGCGACGTGCCGGATATCGACGTGTCCCGTCGGTTCAGTGACGCCAAAGACGATGTGGGCCGGGTCGCGTCCAACATCATGGAACGGCTGCTGAACAACGATGTCGCGCAGAATCAGGAAGAGTACGACTCCGTCCTGCGCGCCGTCTTGCAAGACCGTTTGATCCCCGGTCTCGGTGTCGCACGCGTTCGATACGATGTCCAGACCACCATGGTCCCACTGCCGGCGGATCCAAATGGAAACGTCGTCAGCATCAAGAAAGTGTCAGCGGAATCAGCGCCGTTGGACTACTTCCATTGGCGTGATGTCCTGTGGTCCTGGACCAGAACTTTCTCTGACATGCGCTGGATCGGCTTCCGGTCATATCTGACCAAGGATGAAGTCGCCAAGCGTTTCAGCCCCAAGATCTCCGAAGCGCTGGAGTACAAGCAGCAAAAGATGGTCACGGATGACACCAACAATGAAACTCCGGATGACCCAGACCACAATGAGATCTGGATGAAAGCCGAAATCTGGGAGCTGTGGGACAAGGAAACTCGCAGTGTCGTCTGGGTAAACACCGGACACGAGAAAATCCTGGACCGCAAAGACGATCCTTTGCAGCTCCGGAATTTCTTTCCGTGTCCGCCGTTCTTCATCGCCAATGCGACTACGAGTCTATACAAGCCGACGCCCGATTGGCATCTGGCACAGGACTTGTACAACGAGATCGACAAGCTCCAGACCCGCATCAGTGTCATTACCGACGCGGTGAAAGCGGTCGGGGTCTACGACGCGTCCACGCCCGAAATCCAGCGCATGATGAAAGAGGGCGTCGAGAATGATCTGATTCCCGTCGACAAGTGGGCCATGTTCGCTGAGAAAGGCGGCATCCAGGGCGCCATAGACTGGTTTCCGATTGCCGACGTGGTCGCAGCCTTGCTGAACCTGCGCCAGCTCCGCGATGAAACCGTGCAGATGCTCTATCAGATCACGGGTTTCTCCGACATCATGCGCGGTGCGCTGGACAATCAATACGAAGGCGTCGGCCAGTCGCAGATGAAGACGCAATACGGGTCCATCCGCGTTCAGGCCATGCAAGAAGAATTTGCCACGTTCGCGACGGGCCTACTCCAGATCAAGGCCGAGATCGTCGCTCGGCACTACGACCCGGAGACCATCTACAAGCAGGCCAATATCACCGCCAGCTTTGAAGAGCCCCAGTTGGTCGTCCAGGCGATCGAGCTGATCAAGAATCCGCTCGAATCACGGCTGCGCATCATGGTCAAGGCCGAGAGCCTTGCTATGGTCGACTGGCAGCGGCTCAAGGCCGAGCGTACCGAGTACCTGAACGCCATCGCGACGTTCATGCAATCCGCGAGTCCGTTGATCGAGCAGGAGCCGTCTGCCGGCCCGTTCTTGCTGGAGCTGCTCCAGTGGGGCCTCGCAGGCTTCCGTGGCGGCGACGAGATCGAGGGCGTCATCGACCGGGCCATAGCGGCGATAGGCCAAGCCAAGGAGCAGCAGCAAGAGCAGCCCGAGCAGACCAGTCCCGAGGTTCAGAAGATCCAGGCGCAACAGCAGCTGGAGCAGCAGAAAACGCAATCGCAGTTGCAGCTGCTACAGGCCAAGACGCAATCAGAGTTGCAAATACGTCAAGCCGACATGTTCGCGGACATCCAGACCAAGCAGCAAGAACATCAGATGACGATTGCAGAAGCGGAAGCGGAAATGCGCCAAGAGCTGGCGCAGCTTACCGCCAAGGCCGAAGCGGATATCCAGGTCGAAATGCTCACCAGTCGTATAAACGCAGACCAGCAAGCCGAAGGCGTCGAGAACGAAATCAACAAAGACATCCTTGCGCACCGTCAAAAAATGGACGAGC